CGCACGTGCTATATCGAATACTCGGCCGATCCCGATCTCGATCCCGACGATCCCGCGACGTATCTCTGTCACCCGGCACTCGGGCACACGATCCGGCTCGAGGACATCATCGACGAGCGAACCAACATGGACGCCGACGAGTTCGAGCGCGCCTATTTGGGCTGGTGGCCTAAAGCCAAGGTGCCGGATCCGCCGATCTCGCTCGAGGCCTGGGCATCGAACTACGCCGACGCCGAGGATCCGGCCGGGCTCTGGCTCGGTACGCCGATATGGTCCGTCGACGTCTCCCCTGATCGGGAATGGACGTCGATCGGGCTCGCGTCCGAATCCACGGATCCGCGCCGGCGCTGTTTCCTCGAGGTAATCGAGCGGCAGGAGGGCACCGAGCACGCCGTCGAGCGGCTGCGGCAGCTGCGCGATGAACACGGCGGCGATCGTGTGGCGCTCGACGCTACGGGCGCCGCGTCGTCGCTCGCGCAGGATCTCGAGGACGAGGGATTCGAGGTCGTCCGCATGAACAGCCGCGAACGGGTCGAGGCCTGCGGCGGGCTCGCTGACGACGCGCTTTATGGCCGGCTGCGGTTCCTCGATGATCCGCTGCTGACTGACGCGATGAAATCGGCGGCCAAGCTGCGCATAAGCGGCGGCGACGCGTGGATATTTTCGCGCGGTAAATCTCTGGCGGATATCTCGCCGCTCTACGCCGCAGTAATTGCGCGCTGGGCTTTCGCGCGGTTCCGGCCGTCAACCTACAACGTCGGCGACTCGCTCGCCTGACCTACACGAAAGGGGCCCGCGTGAAGCTCTCCGATGTTACGACGGCGCTTGATCTGCTCGGGCTGCTCGCGGTAGTGGCCGGCCTGGCGCTCGCCGCGTTCCTGTTTTGGGCGCCGGCCGGCGTGCTGGTGCTCGGCGCCGGCCTGCTCGGCTGCTCGGCGCTGATCGACTACCGCGCGCGCGCAGCTGCTAAGCGGCGCGAGCAGCTGCAGCAGGGCGGGATCGCGTGAGCCTGCTACGCCGGGATACCTCCGAACTGATCTGGCAGGGCCTGCCGATGCGCTCGCCGAAGCGTAACGGCTCGGTAGACGTGACGACGAACAGCTCGCGCACGCATTCGGCCGTATGGGCTGCAACGCGGTTGCGCGCCGATCTGATTTCGTCGATGCCGCTCGAGGTTTACCGGACGCTGAGCGACGGGCTCGAGGTCGCGGTGCCGACGCCGCCGGTGCTGGTCATTCCGGCCTATCACGACGACGGCCAGGCGCAGCCGATCGGGATCAGCGAATGGATGTATCAGACGCAGGTCGATCTCGATTCCTCGGGGAACAGTTTCGGGATCATCACGGCCCGCGACGGGCTCGGCCTGCCGGCGCAGATTCAGCCGGCGCCGGCCGATCAGGTCACGGTCGCCGTGCGAAACCGGCGCCTCGATCATTACAAGATCGGGACCGCGATCTATCAGCCGTGGGAGATCTGGCACGAACGGCAGTACACGATCAGCGGCTCGCCGGTGGGGCTCTCGCCGATCGCTTACGCCGCGGCCTCAATCGGCGGGTATTTGTCCGCTCAACAGTTCGCTTTGGACTGGTTTAGCAACGGCGCGGTGCCGGGCGCGATCCTCAAGAACAGCAAACGCACCTTGGATCCGGCCGAGGCCACGATCGCGAAGCGAAAGTTTATGGCATCGGTGAGCAACGGCGAGCCGTTCGTCACCGGGCAGGACTGGGATTACTCGATCATTCAGGCCAAAGCGGCAGAATCGGCGTTCCTCGAGGAAATGAAATATTCCCTCTCGGATCTCGCGCGGTTTATGGGCGTGCCGGCGGACATGATCGACGCGCCGCAGGAATCCGGGTCGATCACTTACGCGAACGTGTCCCAGCGAAACCTGCAGCTGCTGATTATGAACATCGGCCCGGCTGTTGCCAGGCGCGAGGATGCACTCTCGCGGCTGCTGCCGAATCCGCGCCGGATCCGGCTCGACTCTGACGCGATCCTGCGCATGGATCCGCAAACACGGCAAAACGTGATCGCGTCGAAGATCGGCACGAAACAGCTCACGGTCGACGAGGCGCGGGCCGAGGACAACCTGCCGCCGCTCACGGCCGAGCAGATCGCACAAAACAAAAACATCATCGGGACCGTGCCGGCAGCTGCCGCGCCCGGCGCCGTTGCTACTGCCGAGGGGGCATAAATGGACGTTCTACGATTCGCGGACGGCCGGCGCAACATGGCGGCCGGCTCTCCACTGGCACGGGCAGCCGTCGAGCGGGCCGCAGGGGTCCGCGCGCCGGCAGATCGGCCCTCGAGCCGGCGGTCGGGCGAGGAGGCCGGCAGCGCGGCGCGTGTGTCCGTTCGCATCCGGGATCTCGAGCTGCGCGCAGCCGGCGGGCCCGGCTCGCTGCTGCAGTTCCGCGGATATGCCTCGGTCACGAATACCGGCTATGACATGTACGACATGTTCGGGCCGTATACCGAGGAAGTCGCGGCCGGCGCGTTCAATTCCTCACTGCTGCGCGCGGATCTCGACGTGCCGCTAGTGCTGCAGCATCAGGATCTGAGGCGGATCGCGCGCACGACGAACGGCTCGCTGCGGCTCTCCGAGGACTCGAGCGGCCTGCTGGTCGAGGCTGATCTCGATCCCACGGATCAGGACGTGCAATATATCGAGCCGAAGCTGCGCAGCGGATTGATCGACGAAATGAGCTTCAAGTTTCGGATCAACGCCGGCGAGTGGTCGCCGGACTGGTCGACATACCGGATTACCGACGTCGATATCAACCGCGGCGACGTCGCGATCGTCGGTTACGGCGCATCGCCGCACACGGCCGGCTCGGGCCTGGTCACACCTGACGACGACGGGCCGCTCGCCGAGCTGGCTCAGCTTTCCGAATCCGAGCAGCGCGCCGCGCTCGCTCTGTACCGCGGCCAGGTGCCGGCGGTGCGCTCACAGCTTGCAGATCTGATCTCTGATCGCGATCTGCAGTACCTGCGCTAATCAGCCGCAGGCATTCCCGAAACATCGCGTGAATGGATCCTGCGCGCCGCGCTGCGGCCTGGCTTGCATGGATCCGGCCTGATGGGCGGGCGCTCAAGAAAACACACATACGAGGGCCACCACACGGCCAAACGAAAGGGGACAGCTAATGTCTGCCACTCTCACCAAAATGATCGAGCAGCGCGAGGCCTCTCGCTCTGCCGCGTTCGAAAAGTTCAACGATCTGACGGACGAACTTAAGCAGCTGCGCGGCCTCGACGCTCACACGGCCGAGCAGGCCGCGCGCGTCGTCGAGATCAAGGCCGAAAAGGAACGCCACGCCGCCGACGTCGAGCGGTTCGCCGCCGAGATCGCCGAGTTCAAGCGCGAGCTGAGCGACGACGAAAAGCTCGAGCGGCTGCAGGGCAAGGCCACGCCGGCCGCCGTCAAGCCGGCCTACGACGAAGTAGCACGGGTCGGCAACGAACCGCGCACCTACTCGCGTGAATCCGAAAAGCAGGGCCTGTCGTTTTTCCGCGACGCCTGGGGCCACCACCGCGGCGGCACCGAGGCGCGCGCCCGGATCGAGCGCCACGCTCGCGAGGTCGAGGTCAACAAAGAAATGTCCGAGCGCGCCGTCGCGTCGGGCACGTTCGGCGGCCTGGTCGTGCCGCAGTACCTGGTCGAAATGGCAGCGATCAAGCTGCGCGCCGGCCGCGGTACCGCGAACGTCGTCAGCCGGCATCAGATCCCGGAAACCGGCATGAACCTGGTCATTCCGCGCGGCACGGTCGGCGCCTCGGCCGACGTGCAGACGTCGGAAAACGTCAACGTCTCCAACACTGACGAAACGTGGCAGGATCTCACGGTTCCCGTGCGCACGATCTCCGGTCAGCAGGACGTATCCCGGCAGGCGCTCGAGCGCGGCCAGGGCGTCGACGAGCTGATTTACCTCGATCTGACTCGCGCCTACGGCGCCGATCTCGGCTATCAGGTGATCAACGGATCCGGCGCGAACGGGCAGCT